ATATTTCTAATTCAATTCTCCCAGGAACTAATAATATTGGAGTTACTGGAGTAGCTCAAGGATCAACAACAGCTGGAGAAATTGGTGAGTTAGTTCAAGGTGCCGTTACAACAGCAGCTCCTACTTATACTACAGGGCAGACAAGTCCTTTATCATTAACAACTATTGGAGCTTTAAGAACTGATAATACATCATGGCTTGGGTCAGTAGCACCAACTGTTGGTCAAAAGACAATGGCAAATTCAGTTCCCGTTGTTATTGCTTCTGATCAATCAGCTATTCCAGTTAATCAAGGAACAGCTAATACGATAGCAAATGCTTGGCCTGTTAAAATTACCGATGGCACAGATACAGTAGCAATTAATACAGATGGTTCTTTAAACGTTAAGCAAAATCCTGCAAATCTATCGGTAACAGCTACAGCTGCAACAGGGGTTGCTGTAACAGCCACTCTTCCTGCAGTAGCTGCTGACTTTCATTATATAACTATGATTGAGATTATAAAATATGCCACTGCTGCAATTGCTGGATCTGCTACTCCTGTTCTTGTCACAACAACTAATTTTCCAACTGCTAATGTATTTACCTTTGGAACAGCTCAGGCAGTTGGTGCAACACTTAGCTATGTTTATGCTCCAGCTTTACCAATACGTTCAGCTGTTGTGAATACTGCAACAACAATTGTTTGCCCAGCAACACCAAGCGTAATATGGCGTGTAAACGTATATTATTACGCAGGAGTATAAAATGAAAATAGCTCCATTGGATTACTCCACATTTTGGCCATTAATTTCTACTAAGAATCTTCTTCCTCAGTTTCTGGATACTGGTGATACTTATCAAGTATTTGCTTTAGAATCTAATATTTCTTGGGAGACTTTTATAGCAAAAGATGGTGGACACAATCAACTAGATTTTGAGACAAATTATAAAGCGACATGTAATCAACCTTTAGAATATCGTAGTGTAGATGGATTGCCTAAATATGCCTCTGCAATGTTTACGGATAATTTGTCTTATTGGGTAGATGGAAGCAATGGGATTCTCTCAATTCCCGCAGGTCAAACAGGTTATATTAAGACAAATTTTTCTTTTCCTTTTAAACTTCAAGGAATTGACTTCCATTGGGACGGTTCTAATTTTGGAGACTATATCAATTTTGAAGCTGGTGTATATAACAATAATGACACATCTTCTGAGGCTAATTTTATTCAGTTGTCACAATATGCAAATCAATATAGAGTCATTGGTTCAGATACGAAGTCTTTTATAGTAGATACTGTTAAAACCGTTCCACCAACATATAATGGGTTAAATATTTATCTTCGTACAACTTATGTTAATGCAGGTAGCGCATCGGTTAGCTTATGTGTTAATTTGATAGGATACAGGTAATGATAATTACTGTAATTTCTGTTGTTGATGATGCCAATCCAGTTGAAGTTCAAACTTGGCTAGATAACAATCCAAATGTAAAAATTATCTTCATGACTATTAAAGAGAATAAATTTTATATAGTATATATTTAAATAAAATGATCAATAAAAAATTATTAAAGCCTTGTGATGTGTTACTTTTTAGAACTACTCATCGTTCTACGATAGTTGATCGAGCAATAGTTTGGGGTCAAAAGACCTTCTATCATGCACCAAAAAATGCCAGATATTGCCACGTTGCTTTGGTAGATAGAAATACAGACTTAATGCTAGAAGCAGTATGGCCTAAAACCCATATAACACCAATTGATTTCTCTACTTATAAAGAACGTGAACAAATTGAGGTATATAGAGTTAAAGATATTACAGAAGAGCAGATAGATGCCACTTTAAAATGGGCATATAATCATGTAGATGAATGGTATGATGTCCCATTGTTATTAACTGGGTGGATTGACATAAAACATGCTGAAGTTTGCTCTACTTATGTGTCTCACTCATTTGAAGGTGCAGGTTTAGAAATCCCTAGTGGTAGCAAGGGAAAAAGAATCGTGTTGCCAGATGACTATTATTGTGATATACTTAAGTTAGAACATATTATTATGTAGATGAGGATTTCGAATGTGTCCAAAATGTTCACGTAAGAGGTACACGGAAAAGATTATAAAAAAAGGTAAGCATAATTTTTTGGTTAAGCAATGTCTTGGATGTAAGACGGAATACTCACTTATTCGGGTAAGAAAAAGTACTTTGACAAATGAGTGGGTTGAGGAAGATAAATAGATTTTTAGTTTTCATTAAGGAGAAATACTATGGCATATTTACAGAGTATCGAGATTGATTGGAATACATTTAAAACATTGAAGGCTGGATCTGGACTTCATGCTACATTGTACTACTTGCAAAATGATTTGCAGTATGTACCCTTTATTATTGCTCCTAATGCAGATACTATTCCCGACGGAGAATCAATTTATTTTGCAAATGTAAATAGAGATCCTTCTTCTGTGAGCGGTCCTTATGCTGCTTTAACATCTGGAGCTAAAGATTCTCTCCATCTCCAAGATATCACTTATACAGCTAATGCTTATGGAACTAGTGGTATTACTGTAGCTTATGTGAGTGATGCTACTGTGGTTGGTCAGGAATATGTCACAGTTGTGGGAACTGCCATTACCGTCCATATTGTTAGTGGTCAATCCACAGCACAGCAAGTTCAAGCTGCTGTCAATGGATGGAACGCTTATACAGGTTTATCACAATATAATTCCGCTGCTTCTTCTTATTTGGTATCTGCAGTAATTGACGCAGGTAAAGAAGGGAATGCTCAAACGACAGTAGGAGCTACAGCATTAGCTGGTGGTGCAGCTGCTGTAACAGTGTTGTCAGATTGGGAAACAAATTATAAATCTTCAGCAACCTTAGTAGCCAGTTTCGCAATTGGCATAGCGTTATCGGTTGCCTAATTAAAAGGATAAAAAGATGCCAAGTAAGTTACAATTAGAAGGACAAAGATTTAACCGATGGCTTGTGTCCACTTGTGTGGGGAAGGATAAATGGGGCCAACGTTTATGGAGTGTTATTTGTGATTGTGGTGAAAAAGGAATTGTTACAGGGCATACTTTGAAGAATGGTACATCTAAATCTTGTGGGTGCTTACAAATAGAAAGTGCTACAACTCATGGTATGAAGAATACACAGATTTGGAATACTTGGCATGGGATTAGACAACGTTGTTTTAATCCTAAAAATAGGTCGTATAAAGATTATGGTGGTAGAGGAATTACTGTATGTTCCGAATGGTTAACTTTTGAAGGTTTTTATAGGGATATGGGACCTGCTTATGAGAAATGTATAGCTAATGGAGAGAAGATTTCTTTAGATCGTTTTCCTAACAATGATGGCAATTATGAACCTGGGAATTGTCGTTGGGCAACACAGGTAGAGCAAAATAGAAATATGCGTACTTCTTCTAGAACAACCAATTTAATGCTGCATATAAAAAATCGAAACACTTTTATGGGTTATCTATATATTATGGTTATAAATGGGAAATGCAGTACTAAATTATTTGAATACCGATTTGGTGCTACTCTTGAAGAAGTTCGAAAATATATACAAGAGCAATTTCTTTCAGGCATGACTTGGAATAATCATGGATGGAAAAGGGGTCAATGGGAATTTGACCATAAGATTGAATGTTATAAATTTGATCTTTCAATTGAGAAAAACTTGTTAAAATGTTTTCATTATACAAATTTAAGACCTATGTGGTCTGAGAAAAATCGCACAAGAAGTAAGATATCAAATCTGATTGAACATGAGGAGTTAGTATAATGTCATTGACGATACCGCAGCCCCCTGTAATCACGAACATAGGTAGTAACTTTTTCACGGTTAATATCCTGCCCAATAACCCTGTAGGTACCTATTATGCTATTCAAGTAATATTTAATGGCACTGCTGGATTCGTTACAGCCCTTGGTACTCTTCAGCCTGTTCAAATGTGGATTAACACCACTTTGATTATGGTAACTGGGCTTACTCCTGGAACTAATTATTCCATTCGTTTAAGTGCAGCTGACGATTCCATTGGTACAAACCAAACAGCATTTGGTACTACAACCAATATCACTACCATTACAGGGCAGACAAGTCAAAATATTACTCAATTTACCAGTGTTGAGCAACAAGTAATTGCTCAGTCTAGAAAATTGATGCCTGAAATTTTCTCCCGTAATACGAGGGATGAAAAAATCTTAGCTTATGCTAATTTAATTTTAGCTGAGATTAACAGTTTCCCCCCTTTGACTGGATTTACAATTAATGACATTGCAGGAAATCCTATTTTATCGGAGCTTTTATATTTTGGTATATCTTTGATGACGGAATTATTTTTACAAGCAAGGGCTACTTTGGAAGATTTTCAGTATAATGATAATGGGTTATCCCTAAATGTAGACCAAGTAGGTAAAATTTCCCAATCCTATGCAAATATGCTTGCTTTCTATCAGCAGATGATTCTAAACTGGAAGAAGACGCTAATATTTAGTATGGTAGGAGCAACGGGATTAGGAACGCCTCGCTACCAAAGTCAGATCGGGCAGTTCCTCAAGGTCGCGTTGGGTTCAGCATTCAGTTGGAATGTGCCTTAATAATTGATTATCAATACTTTTAGTAAGTTTCTTTAATATAAATATTTGTTAACTTTTTAGATAATATTTTTGAAAAATAATAGTTGCAAATTTATGAAATATATGCTATACTATAAGTAGGAGAAATTAGAATGCCTAATTATAGATGGAAACAAATTTTAGAAATGTACCCAAATCAACAAGAAGTAATTGATTTGTATAATTCTAAACAAATAAAAGAATTAAAAGAGCTTTGGAATTGTTCTGTGGATTGTGTTCGAACTGTTAGAGATAAACTTGGATTACAAAAGAAGAATATCTCTCAGATTGAATTAATACAAAGATACACAAAAGAACAATTAGAAGATTTATATTTTAATAAGTATGATCGACATTTGAAAGATATGTCTGCAGGTCTTAATGTTTATCAAGATACGTTGTCTCAAGTTTTTGAAACCTTGAATATTGTTCAACAACCACATCATGTAAGTGAGTATGTTGAAGTGAGACAAATTTTAAGTGAAAAAGCTAAAGAAAGAGCAAAAATTGAAAATCCAATTAATCACATTTTAGATCATCCTGATTGGATTGATAATATGGTAAAGGCACGACAAGATAATGATAGTTATCAAAAGCCTCATCATAAGAATGAACATGCTTTGGCAATTCCTCTTGAACAATTAAAGCAGGAGGTACAATTTTTAGGCATTCAAGAAATGGCAAAGAAGTATGAATGTAGTCCGTCTACTTTATATCAAATTTGTAAAGATAATAATATTGAATTATCTACAGGGGCTCCTCTTGCGATAAGGCAGACCGAGAAGTATAAACAACAAGCTTATAGACGTGGTGTATTGGGAGTTTTAAAAGTAAAGAGAGCAGATACTGACATAGAGAAGTTGTTAAAACACGAATTGAGATTTAGGAAAATCAAATTTAGAAGTCGAAAGCGTTTAATAAAAAGAACTATCCCAGATGTCATTATTCAACCCAATATAGCAGTTTTTACTGATGGGTGTTTTTGGCATGGTTGTCCTGAACATTGCCCAACAAGTAAAATTGGATTGGGACGTTCTGTGGTAGATTTAGAAATTAATATTGAGTTAGCTAAGAAAGGTTATAAAGTATTTAGAATTTGGGGTCATGATGTGAAAGATCCTATTAAATTAAAAGAATTTGTTAACACTGTAGAAGCCTATATCAATGAGCAGAAAAATAGAAGATAATCCACTTTGTATTTGTGGGCATCATCAAGGAATTCATCTTATGGATGGTAAGACTAGATGCCTTTGGGAAGAAAATGAATTATCACCTAAATATGATTGGTGTAGATGTAATAAGTTTAAACAAGATAACCTTAAGTTTTTAGAGATGCACTATGAAAAGAAAACCAAAATTTGACCAAATATTATTTGAATGCCAATATGTGGCTGCTTTAAAAGCAGTTGACGCTTATTTTAAAAATGAAGTTAAAGCTGAAATTTGGCTGCAGACTAAAAACCCCTTATTGGGAGATGTTTCTCCAGTTCATATGATAAAAGTAGGTCGTTTTGACAAGTTGATTCAGTTCATTTACGATAGGATATCCGAGGATAGAGTATAATATTTCTGCGTATTATAGGGGATCTACATGTATCAGAAACTTTTAACTAGAATTTTAGGCATCTTTGATATTCCAAGTGGTCCAATTGTGGGTCTTTGGAGTTTGGTCATGCTTGCTGGATGTGCCTATAGTATTTATTATACGAAACAGATTTCTCAGCCTGTAGCCATAATTTTTTCAACTATTATTAGTGCATTTGCGGGACATAAGATTGTGAATGTTTGGAAAGGAACAGGAACGAATAGTAATAATAGCCCAGATGGTAAGAATATAGATGTGAATGGAGACGATAATGATGACAATACTGACAAGCTTAGTAAGTAAGATTAAGTCCAATTTGAAGCTATATGCGATTGTAGGGCTATCAATCCTTTTAGGGCTATTCGGCTTCAAGTGTTGCAGGAAAGTGCAGCAGAAGCAGGATAAACAGGCTACAAGCACCATTCTGCAGCCAGGTCAGGCCGAGAAGATTGTAGTTAATCCTGCTAATCATACAATTGAGATTGTGACACCTAAAAAGACGACTACAACGTATTTGCCTGATAGACCCACTCAGATCATTGAGAACAAGGATGGCTCTGTTACAATTGTAGACCATAAATTTGGAGTGGAAAATCGTCCATTTTTTGGTGCAGGTGGAGCTTTTGATGGTACACCACGAGTTTATGTAGGTTCTGATGTATTTTATTTTCATAGGCTAGACTTAGGTGTAGGTATTAATACAAATCCAGCTGAATTAAAAGATGTTCGTGTGAACTTGAGCTTGGGCTATAATTTTTATTCAAATACAAGTATTGCTCTAAGTGTTGATAATCATAGGGTTCCAGGGCTTTTTCTTAAAGTGCGCTTTTAATGGTTAAATATATTGGAAAACGTTTTGTTGTATTTGGTTCCCATCTGTTAGGTGGTGGATGGGATGATTATATTATTGAGCATGATACAATGAAGAAAGCAAAACTTGAGGCTTGGCATTGGCTTCAAGATGGTTATAATAGCTTTGTACTTGACCAAAAGACAAATAAACAAATAGAAATAAGACTTAAGAAGTAACATTGTAGTTCCTAATTCAAATCCAAACATTCCTGTATAATTGAGGTCTTTTATGGTTTACAATTATCTTCCCGAAGATGAGCGTTTTAATGATTCCAAATTAAATGGAATCTACCGTGTTAGCTTTGAGGTTAAAGTAACATCAGATCAGGATTTATCCTTGTCAGACGTTACACAATCTCTAACTGAGGGATTTGAACGGGGTTTTGGTACAGGATTTGTCGAGAGGGTTGCAGAACTATCCGTTGAGAAAATTACAAAGAAAGCTATTAAAGTGCTAAAAGTTGGAGATAAGGTTCAACTTAAAGAAAATATTCAGTTGAAGGCTAACATCTATTCTGATGATGGGTATGTGTTTGTTGGTAATAAGAATGAGATATCAGAAATTGTTGGTGAGAATGTTGCTTTGGCTATTGAGGCTGGATCTGTTGGTTTTATTAATAAGATTATAGGTAGTAAAATTGAAGTTGCAGATCTTGATAGAGTGATTGAGAAGTACGCTGAGATTGGTTTAGATTCAGTTAATGTGGACTTGATCACTGTAAATGCTGAGCAACTAGAGAAAATCGATCCCGAAGAGGTAAAGTAATCATGCCATTAAATACTCCCACAACACCTAGCATTTCAGGCGTTACTCCTACCCAGGCTTTAATTACAAAGGGTGCAGATAGTAACCCATCTTCGACATATTATGCCTTCCAGCTAACCTATAATATCAATTTATCAACTGAGGTGAAATATCTTCAGTTCGACGGAACGTTTAGTGATATCCCTACATGGTTGAATACTACTAGCCTTCTTGCAGTAGCCCTTGTCCCAAATACTTTTTTCAGTGTTCGTCTAGCAGCTGCAACAGATGCTATAGGAACTGGTGACACAGGATTTGGTCCTCCCGCTACTTTTACAACAGCCGCTGCTCAGCCTCTATATCAACCTTTTAGTGGTATATATTCTACACAAGTAACGGCTAATTGGCTTCCTAATTATAATAATGATGAAACAGTTTATCAAGTACAGCTTTCAACTGATCCATCCTTTGTATTTGTTTCATTTGATACAGGGTTGACAGTAGTAAATAATTCTTATACCTTTACAAATCTTTTACCAAATACGATCTATTATGGACGGGTACAAGCTACCAATGGATTTCTCACATCAGGTTATACAACTTTAGGTTCTGTAACAACTTTAGCAGGACCAGGAGTTGTGCAGGGAATTCGTTCTACGAATCTCTTGGCCAATCGTGGATTTATTATTCAATGGTCGTCTAATCCAGCACCAAATATTTCAGTTTATAGAGTGTATCGAAGTAGTTCTCCTACTGACAACAGTAGTTTTTACATGATTGGAACTACACCAGCAAATGTGACTTCTTGTATTGATAATGTTCCCTATACTTTTGGGATTACCTGGTATTATAAAGTTACTGCTCTTGATAATGGTAATAACGAGAGTAGCCTTGATCTTACTTCACCTGTTCAAGATATGTCGTTTTCTCAATTCGTTGAGCAGCCCTTTCCCACTCAAGTTGAGGTGGGGGATTTGGTTAATGATGAAATTCCAAGTGGATTAATAAATGGTATATTCACTACAATTACAACAGTAACAGACGGCACTCATCTGGTAGTAGGAAGTACAGCGGGTTTAATACTTGGAGCAGCTGAGGATTTAACTGCTGGTATTCCCTTCACTATTGTAACTATAACAGATGGTACACATCTCATTGTTTCTAATACTGCTGGAATGACGGCAGGTGATACAACTGTTCAAGGGAATACTTTATATACAACTACTTATCCATTTAAAGGCAGTTCACTCAGTATCTATCTTAATGGTGTGAAATTGATGCAAGGCATTGATTTTATTTTGAATATCCCCCAGCAATTTACACTTTTGGCTCCTCCTGAAACTGGGGATTACTTGAGAGTATCCTATCTCAAGTACTAGGGAATACCATGAAAGATTCTAAACCACCTATAGAGACTCCTTCTCATAGAGCTAAGCGCACTCTTTCTAGGAGAGTTAAGAAACCTGTAGTTTCCAATAAATTGTCTGCTCCAAAGTTGTCAATGCCCTTAACTCTTGATCCTCCAGATCCTCCTCAGATACCTTTTAAGTATATTAATGCCCCAGAACAGATACGTGGAAATGTGGGATCTGGTGGAGTTGCCTCTTTACAGATTGATTCTAATCCCTCTATTACAGGAGAAATTCAGTTTGTATCTGGAACAAATATTACATTAGATCAAACTGGACAAGTTATAACAATCAATTCAACTGGTGGTTCTGGGTCATATTTCAAAGATATATTTACTGTTACAGTTCCCTCCAATAAAGAGTTTGATTTGTCATATGCACCAATTGCTAATTCAGAAATTGTATCTTGGAATGGGATAGTCTTAGCTCCTGGAGTAAGTAATGATTATATTGTAGTTACTAGCCCCACAAATCAAGTACAGCTATCAGGTAGTATTGTATTAACTGTTGGTGACATCATAACCGTTTCATATGCAAGATAAAGATTTAAAAATCGGAGAATTTTTATGAGCGAGACACAAATAAATTTATCAACACAGGCACAGGACTTAACACTAATAGATTCAAAAATTGCATATCATACAATTACCTTAGATAAGCTTGCCACTATTGGTGATGGTGAGATTATTGTAGGTGCTGTTACTACGGGGTATCCTACTGCTGTTACTGCTTCTGGGGATATTACAGTCAGTAATACAGGTGTTATGACTGTTTCTAGTGCTGCTATTACGGGTTCAAAAATTGCATCTGCAACAATTACTAGTTCTAATATTGCTTCTGCGACTATCACAGGTTCTAATATTGCTTCTTCCACAATTACAAATACAAATTTATCTTCTGGTGATTTTTCTGCAATTACGGGAATAGGTATACAAGATCAAGCATTAAATATGAACAGTCATAAAATTAATAATGTGACTGATCCCTCCTCAGCTCAAGATGCGGCAACAAAACATTATGTAGATACTACCACTACTACCTCCACTCTTGCCTCGGGTGATATTTTTGTAGGTAATGGCTCAAATGTAGCTACAGCAGTTGCCATGACTGGGGATGTCCATATTGATAATACGGGTGATACAACGATTCAAGCTAACGCAATTACAGATTCTAAAGTTTCTGCTACAGCTGCTATTAATATAACAAAGTTGAATACGGGTACAAATGCTCAGATTATTATTTCTAATGGTACTACAAATAGTTGGGAAACTATAAGTGGTGATGTTACTCTCTCTAATGCTGGGGTAACTGCCATTGGCTCAGGTGTTATTACAAATTCTGAAATTAATGCCTCCGCAAATATTGCTCTTTCAAAATTAGCTGATGGCTCAGCTATTTTACTCTCTGATACGAGTGCTACGATTCAAAACGGAGTTCGCTATACCTATTCAACAGCACAGACATTTGTAAATCCTGGAGATCTTATTGATAAAGCATATGTGGATGCAACTGCTTCAGGTTTAAACGTTAAAGCGGCAGTTCGCTTAGCTACAACAACTGGTTTAACTGCTACCTATAATAATGGAGTTTCTGGTGTAGGGGCTACTTTAACAGCTACTTCTAACGGACTTTTGTTTGTTGATGGTTTTCCTGTTGCTACAAGTGATCGAATTTTAGTAAAAAATCAAGTGGATATTCCCCTTACAATTACCTCTGTGACTACGGGTGTTCTAAATGTTTCTAGTAACACAGGAGTACTTGCAGGAGATCCAATCGGACAAGCACTAAAATTAAATATTACTTCTGTAAGTGGGGATGGGGTAACATTGAATTTAACAAGTTCTACTGGAGTAACAGTAGGAGATACAATTACTCAAGGGGCTACTTCTTCCGTTGTTGTTACTATTCCTGGTGGAACTTCAATTACGGTTGTAAGTAATGTTGGTTTTACTGCAGCCGCTGCAACTGATACAACACAGTTCAATTACTATAATACGTATGTTACTTCTACTTCTGGAAGTACTATTATTAATGTTACAAGTAGCACAGGTTTCTATGCAGGATCTGCCACAGATATTAAAGCCGCTACCAATGGTATTTATGTTGTCACTCAGACTGGAAGTGCCTCTCTCCCATATATTTTAACTCGTTCAACAGACTTTAATGGAAGTATTGGTTCAGTAATTGTGGCTGGAGACTTCGTATTCGTTTCAATTGGTACTGTAAATGGATCTACAGGTTGGGTAGCAAATACACAACCCCCCTACACTGACGTTGTATGGGGAGTTACTGAAATTGATTGGCTTCAATTTAGTGCAGCTGGAGTTGTTACAGCAGGTGCTGGATTAACCCAAGTGGGATCAGTAATCAATGTTGTGTCTGCAAATGGTGGTATTGTAGTTAATGCTCATAATATTGCCTTGACATTAGCTGATAGTACATTATCTATTAGTAGCAGCGGCTTGTCACTTGCAGCTCTTCCTAGTGGTGATATTCTAGTTGGTAATGGTAGTAATGTGGCTACAGCAGTTACCATGAGTGGTGCTGTCACTATTGATAATACAGGTCTTACTACCATATCTTCTAGTTACCCAACATATTCCAGTTTTGTTACTCGTGAGGTTCCAACAGGATCAATTAATAATAGCAATGTGACTTATACACTTGCAAATACTCCAAAACTTGGGTCAGAATGTGTATATTTGAATGGTTTGCTCCAGAATGTTGGCGCAGGGAATGACTACACTATTTCAGGAGCTGTAATTACGTTCAATCAAGCTCCAGAGACAGGCAGTGACCTTTTAGTAAATTATCAGAAATAGTGGTTGCAGATTTAGAAAAGATGTGCTATAATTAAAAGAGAAGTTTATACTACGAGTTAATAGGAGAGCTAAGATGAGTGATGAAATTAAGGCTGTAGAAGCAGAAGTTGTTGCAGACGTTAAGAAGGTAGAGGAAGTAGTCGTTAGTGAAGCTGAAAAGATTAAGGCTTCTGCTCTTGCTCAAAAGTCTGATTTTATGAAGCAGCTAGAGAATGTGAAAAAAGATATGGCCTCTCTTCAGAAGCAATTTGAAGACAAAAAGGTCCTTGGTATCCGCTTGGAAGGAGCCCTGGAAAGTTTAGAAATTCTTTTAAAGTCCATAGTAAAGTAAATTCACAAATTCAGTAAATAGATTATAAATAATAGGGCCTCTTTATTGGAGGTTCTGTTATTATTTTAAAAGGGCATAAATGTCAACTCCTACCGAGATTCAAGTAGATCAAATACGTCCAGGATCTGCCTATCAATTAATAGGTGCCAATTCTGTTGCCACTAAGAATGTATACCTATCATTGGCAGGGACAACTAACCAAATTAGTGTTGGTACCACAGGTACTACTTTAACTCTGAGTACTCCGTTGACAAGTTCTTTGTCCTATACATTTCCCTCATCCAGAGGAACTAGCGGATATTTCTTGCAAACAGATGGAAGTACTGCTAATTTAGTTTGGGCTGCAGGGGGTGGTGTAACTGGTGTTAAGACAGGTGCTGGAGCTACTGAAACAGGAGTAATTACCTTAACCGCTGGAACTAATGTTACTATTACAGATAGTCCTGCAGGGACATTTACAATTAATTCAACAGGTAGTAGCTATACAGCAGGAACTGGTCTTACCTTAACAGGTACTGTATTTAGTCTCACTAATCCAGTTACAGTAGCATTAGGTGGTACAGGTGATACTTCTTTAACAGCTTATGCAGTTTTAACTGGTGGTACTACTTCAACAGGTGCAGTTCAATCAGTATCAGGAGTAGGAACTGCTGGTCAGGCATTGACATCTAATGGTGCTGGGGCTCTTCCGACATGGCAAAATGTATCTGGATCAGGAACAGTTAATAGTGGTACAGCAGGTCAACTTGCTTATTATGCTACTTCTACGAATGCTGTTAGTGGTAGTTCTATAACAGTTAGTGGTTCTACAATAACAGGTTCATTAACAGGTCATTCTAGTTTAGATTTAGCTTTAACTGGCGGCACTATGTCAGGTGCTATCGCCATGGGTTCCAATAAGATTACTAATTTAGCTAATGGTACAGCGGCAACTGATGCAGTAGCCTATGGGCAACTTCAAATTTTACAGTCCTTGGTATCTTCTACTACTACGGGGGATACTAGTACAACATCCACCACTTTTGTAACTACGGCTTTTTCCGTATCAATTACTCCAACATCTGCAAGTTCACGCATTCTTCTTAGAGTATATGGGAATTTGGGCTGTACAGCTTCAAATGTTGTTGGGGCTTACAGTATTGCGACTATTTACCGAGGGTCTAGTACAAATCTAGGAGACGCTACGTTTGGTTTGGCTTTTAATACATGCGAGGTTAGTGGCGTTGCTAACTACCAGGCTGTCGCATTTGGGTACATAGATTCACCAGCAACAACAAGTGCAGTAACATATACGGTTTATTTGAGATCTAGTTCTGTTGGCAATACAGCAAGATGGGATGCTAGTGCAGTTCCTCAATTATTTACTGCTGAGGAGATAAGATAATGACTTCTGCTCAAATAGTTTTACAAGGAAAATAATTTATGGGATTACCAGTTTTTAAACATATTAATGCGGAAGAACAGATATTTGATGGTACAATTGCAACATCACTGTATGCTCTGAGGTCTGTTACTGTTGCTGTAATGAACATTGATGGAAATCTTACTTTTAATAACAATCAAGCATTAAACTTTAGACTTGAAAACGTCTCTTCTCTTCCTGCTGCAGGTAATCCAGGAAGACTTGTTTTGGATACAACAAATAATACTATTTATGTTGATACAGGTCTTTCATTTCAACCTATTTCTGGTGGTGGGACTCCAGGAGGTTCTTCTGGCGATATTCAGTTTAATGATAGTGGGGTATTTAGTGGTGACAGCAATTTAACATATTCTAATGGTACTTTAACGTTAGGTAAAGCTCCTGTATTTCCAATTTCTACGTTCTTAGCTAGTTCTACTCTGATCGTCCCAGATTACACAAGTAATGGTAATACTTTAAATTTTAATAATTCGATCCCCCGATCTTCTGATGTTCCAGCTCAACTCCCCAGTATTTCCTCATCCCTTGCATTAGATGGAACAGATGTTGGTACAAATTCTATTCTTGGAACGGCAGATAATTTATCAACATTTTCTGTTAGCTTTTGGATTAAATTTACTTATGTTTCTAGTCGAGTAGAAATTATTGGGAAAGTTAATTCCTCTCCAAATTATGGATGGTTTTTTTGGACAGAAACTAATGGGGACGTAAACTTTGCAATTTCAGGTCTTGTTGGGCAATCCACTATAGCTACCTCACCCCTAAATGATGGTAATTGGCATAATATTGTTGGGACTTTTACTACTTCAGGTTCTAATAATATGAATTTATATGTAGATGGGTCTTTAGCTAGTTCTTCTACTACAGGGACGATTGGCTCTTTTGCAGCAGACAATCCAGTTAAAGTAGCCGATACTATGATTTGGTCTCCTTCTTATACTGGGAAATTAGTAGATGCTAGAATTTATTCTGTAGCACTTTCTTCAGTTGATGTTTCTAGCATATTTTCTGGAGGTGATCCAGAATCATCTTTTAAATTGTTAGAATGGGTTCCTGCAAGTATAGCTATTGATGCACAACTTAGTTCAACTGTTATAGTTACTGTAGATGATCCCTGTGTTCTTTCTGGTCCTATTAATCCTTATGACGGTCAGAAACTTACATTTAGATTTGATCAGGATAGTACAGGTCATGCAGTTACTCTAGCTACGGGATCTGGTAATTTCAGATTTGGATCAGATATAACATCCTTCACAGCTTCTGGAGCCAATTTGAAAGATTATGTTGGGATTATATGGGATAATTCAGCTACTATTTGGGATGTTGTTTCTGTTATTAGGGGATTTTAGTATATGCCTACTGCGACATCTCTTTGGTCTATTGACTTATCTTTAACATCCTCTGGAAGTAATAGCAATAATGCCTTAGCGGATAGTCTCCCACAATTTTCAGGAAATTTTTGGCTTAAATGGACTAGCTCTCAGACTAATATGGGAATCTTTATTAAAGGGGAAACAGCATCACCTGGATGGCTATTCTATACAGATGATCATGGTGGTGGTTTTCAGTTCCAAATTATCTATAATGATTTACAGGAATACAATGTTCAGTGCAGAGGGGCACATAATGATGGACTTTGGCACTCCATTGCCTTTACTTATGATCAAAATAGTGCAGGTTTGATTTATGTAGATGGTGTTCTGCAGACTCTTTTGCATGATTTTCTTCCCAGTCCTCTTGTACAAGGATTTAATGCCACACAACCTTTTGTAATGGGAGTAGGTATAGAAGATAACCCAGCGTTATTTAGTTTAGATGAAGTTGCGTTATGGAATCGTGTTTTGTCAGTTGATGAAGTAAGAGCATTGGCGGCTGGTAATTCTCCCAGTAGTTCAGGGTTATTATCTTATTGGAGAATTGAAGAGGGAAGCGGATTAGTTCTTAATGATTCATCTGGAAATGGGAATACTGTTACTTTTAATGATATAACTTGGGATTCAAGTGTTCCTCCACCCTTTTGGCAACCAACGTATAGATCTAGTTCTATGAATTTAGTTTTTTAAAAGGAGCAATAACGTGGGCGATTCATTTCAGATACTTCCAGATCAAAGTACCCATGGCCCAGACGGTTTGGAGTGGTACTTCCTTTCTATTCGAGAAAAGGACAAGTGGCTCCTCAATCAATCAGGAGAACGGATTTTATTATATAAACGAAGATACGAAGGCCAACGTTGTCCTCTTTTTGACGAAGTAAGACATACTAATGCCCAACATGAGGATACAACTTGTTACGGTACAGGGTGGATCGCAGCCGATGCAAATTTGACAGGTCCAAATGCTGGTGGTCCTTATTATGGATTTTTTCAACCAATTGAAATTGTCGTAAGTTTGCTTTCAAGTGGTCCTGAAGATTTAGCATTATCTGATTATGGGCAGACTAGAATTTACAAGCCTCATTCATGGACTGCACATGAGCCACTTTTGACTCCTGGCGATATGTTAGTTCGTAGAAACAATGAAAGATTTTTAGTAACAGAAGTATTTCTTAGACGTTGGAAGCATTTCGTGCTTCACCAGGACTTCAATCTTGCTGAGGTAGAACGTGGATCGATCCTATATCAATTGCCAAGTGGATTATAACAATGAATAGTAACCCTTATCTCATCCTTACACGAGTACGCAATGCAGTCATCCTTGAGCTTAGAGAAATTTTTGTACCTAGACATAATCTTGCGGTGCCTAATTTCGAATATCCTTACATTGAATCAGCAGCTACTGGATCTGTTCAGTTTTATGGTAATCCTGCTGTCAATGATACTTTTGTCATTGGTTTAAATACAATTACTTTTGGTGTCACTGTTCCTATTGGTCTGACACAACAAATTACTTTAGCAAATTTAGTTGCCTATATTAATGCTAATTCCTCAACTTTACTTGTAGCAGCTACAACAAATTCAATTCCAAATAAAGTGTCTCTTACTGCAATTGCAACAGGTGCTGCTGGAAATGCAATTACTTTAGCTATCTCCTCAACTGCTTTAAGAGTTTCAGCTCCTACTCTTACTCAAGGTGGACTATTTGATTTTGATAATTCAGAAATTTTTATAAGTGATGCAGTGCCTCAAGATTTTCAGGACTGGCCTTGTCTAATTGTTGATACCGCTAGTGCAAGCGAGACACGATACTTAGGACCAGAGGACTCTTTCGAATTAAAGAATACCTCTAATGTAGTAACACAATCAGAAATATTTTCAAGTTTGGTAGTGAATGTAAATATTAAACTTTATGTAATTGATGACACTTTAGCTAGAGATAAAATTATTGACTTGATTTATAATAATATGTCAGAGATTAGACACCAGTTGGCTGTAAATGGAATTGAGATGATTGATCGTACTATGCCTAATGAGACAAGAATAGCTCAGAATCAAAGAATTTATATAGAAAACCATTTTATTTTAAGGGTTTATTGTGAATGGTCTGATAGTCTTACTCCAATAGTGAACGTTTCTGGAATAGGAGTATCAGTTCCTGTTCAAACAGCTCTTGCTCCAATTATAAATAGTCCCTTAAGTGCTTCTTATAGTCATGGGATGCAATTTGTAGTGGATACCGTTGTTGATAGTACCCATTTAAATGTAGAAAGTGCTTATGGAATGGTTAATGGAAACACAATTGTTCAAGGTACACATAGCACAACAATTGTAAATGTAATAGATAACAATCATTTAGAAGTAGGATCTACAACAGGCTGGATAGCAGGAATTGCCACAGATACATCGGCTAATTTGCCTTTTAATTACTTGATTACCGCCTTAAATAATCCTACTTCCTATGCAGCTATAGGACTGCCTACAGGACTCTCTGTAAATGCTTCAAATGGGCTTATAAGTGGCATTCCTAGCCCAGTTGGTACCTACTATGCAACTTTGTCAGCTATCAATGCAACAGGCACAGGAACACAGAGTTTGACCATCACAGTATCTTAAGTAGATAAGTTTGATTTAAGAAGAAAAAGTATAATATTTCTGCGTTATTATAGGAGTACTACGTGTAGACGTAGGATGTTGCTATTTATAAAACAAATTTTTGTAGCTAAATCGATTTAAAACTTAGTAGTTATAAGGAGATTCCTATGCCCCAAGTTAATGGCCAATTTGTAACCCCAGGTGTGTTCACAACTGTTCAGGCTAACGCTGAGCCTACAAGCGGCCAGGGTGTACGCATACCTGCTCTGATAGGAACGGGAAAGCTAACGAATACTGCATCTAACGTTGCAATTCTTCGTGGTAGCGGATCTACAGATACATTATCTCCTGCTGCAGTTTCTATCGATGGAAACATTCAGGATTCAAATTTTATTATCTATTACAATGGTGTAGATTTTACATTGAATAGTGGTAATGTAGAATGGCTTTCTCTTGCTGCTCAACTTACTGGTACAACCTTTGATCCTTATGCAAGTCTTAGTGGATTGAATTTTCAGTTGGCTATTGCTAATGGTGCAGTGCAGACAATTCCATTTACAACTGAGACAACCGCAGCTGAAGTGGCTGCTACATTGAATGTATGGTTTACGGGGCATTCTATTGCAGCAGTGGCATCGGCTACCGAAATTACAGTACCTGCTCTTGCTTCTGCAGCTACATATGCAGTTATTGCAAGTAGCACAATCACAAACACAGGAAGCACAACTCTTACAGGAAATGTTGCTCTCAGCCCAGCAGGTTCTATTACAGGAACACCAACCGTTGTTGGCACTACACATAATGGTGATGCAGCTGCCGCAACAGCTTTAGCTGACGCTAATACTGCATACACTGCTTTTGCAGCTCTTACTGGTGCAACAGTTCTGACAGGCGATTTAGGTGGACGTACCCTCACTGCAGGAGTTTATAAATTTTCTTCTTCAGCAGCTCTTACTGGTACTCTCACATTAGATGGTCAGGGCAATCCTAATGCTCAATGGGTATTCCAGATTGGTTCTACCCTAGTAACCGCTGTTGCCTCTTCAGTTGTTATGATTAACAGTGGAAATGCAGGTAACGTTTATTGGCAAGTTGGAAGTTCTGCTACATTAGGAACGGGCTCATCTTTTAAGGGAACTATTCTTGCTTTAGCAAGTGTTACTGATGATGGTGGGAGCACAATTTCTGGTCGTTTGTTTGCTCTTACAGCAGCAGTGACTTTAAATAATACTGCAGATACAGTTGTTGCAGGATCTTCTACTCCAGGATCTCTAATAATTGCAACAACTGCTGTTTCAGATTCTTCTTTGTATATTGGTGCAGGAACAGCTAATGCAATTCTTGGATTTACTGCAGGTTCATTTGTAGAAACTCCTCAAGCCCCTCTTGCAGGTGTTACTTATTATGTAACTTATGAGTATGCTAAAGTTGCAGCCGATTATACACCTAAGTTTTATTTTACATTAGCAGCAGTTGTAACTGATTATGGTCCAGTTAGCATTTCTAATTCTATTTCACTTGGGGCAAGTTTGGCATTCCAAAATAGTGCTCCAGAAGTTTGTGTATGCCAGGAAAGTCCATTTGACGGTGGATCACCTATCGCTCAAGTTCAAGCTGCTTTGAATAAACTTCTTTCTACACAGAATATTAGTATTGTAGTTTCCTTGGAAGGAGCTTCGAATGCACAGCTTCTGTCAGCAATTAAGCAGCATGTAGATACTGCAAGTTCTACTATTAATAAACTAGAAAGAACAGCCATTGTTGGTTTTGATGAAACGGTTGCCTCTTATTCAGATTCAGATATGACTCAATATGCTGCAGCAGTAGCTGACAATCGTATTGTTCTTTTGAATTCTTCAACTGTTAAGAATACAATGTTTATTGGACAGGCAACAACTGCAACAGCGGTTGGTAGTCAATTTGTTGCAGCAGCCTTGGCTGGTGTTCGCTGTAATCCAGCTTATGATGTAGCACAGCCAATGACTCGTGAAGTTATTTCTGGCTTTGCAACCATTGCAAATACTTTGACTCAGGCAGAAAAATCCTTGCTTATTAATGAAGGCGTTTGTGTAATTGATGTACTTCAGTCTGTTCCAAAAGTTTTGTTCGGTACAACAACAGATCCTTCTACAGTATTGTCACAGTTGTTCCAGGTGACTCAAATCGCGGATTACACCACACAGACATTGCGTGGACTTCTTGACCCAATTTTCATCGGTCAGAAACTTTTGGCAAATACGCCAAGCCAAGTAGCTACTGTTGTATCAGCTATTCTTTCAACTATTCAACAGAGTAATATTATTGTTTCATTTACACAACCTGTTGTAACTGTTGATGCTAATGATGCGACGAGGTTGGACGTTTCAGTAGGTATCGTGCCCGTCTTAGAGGCAGATATAATTTTCATAACACTTGGGCTTAACCTTCAGTAATTTGATAAAGAAAAGATTTTAAAGAACCTTAAGGAGAATCACAATGGCTGAACTCGGTAATACTAATGCAAGGCTGTCAACTAGTGTTTCACTATTCCTACTTCCAAAAAATTTGGATGCAACTACACTTAGTAATCCTGCAGCTCTTCTTTCATTGGCTCAGCAGTCAGCCAAGATTGGGGCTGTTCAATCTTTTACGCAAACTCAGCGTCGAAACACAGACTTTCGATTTGAGCTTGATTCTGATCAACAGGGGAAACCTGTTGAGCGTTTACCAAGAACTGTTGATGAGTATTCTCTTCATGCAGATCGAGTTATGCTGTATGTTTCGGATGCTTTAGAAATTCTTGGAATTTCTGGTGATGACATCGTGAATAATAATGCTAGTTTTGGGATTTTGAAGGTCGAAATTTCGCCCACAGGTTCTGGTGTGCCTACAAAATCTACAATCTTCACAGGAGTTTGGTGCCACTCTGTATCAGCTAGTTATAATATAAATGGTGGGGATCTCAGAATTTTAGAAGGGGTAGATTTTGGTTACACTTCTTCTACTGTTGTTGGTGTACCCGCATAAAATAAGCATTGTAAAATAGCTTAATATATGATATACTTATAGTTGAAGGTATACTATGAGAAAATTAAAGACAGATAGAGTTTTAGTTAAGCGTGAAAATTTTTCAATTTTGAAAAGATTTGGAAATATTTCTAAATTTGGAGATTGGGAAATTATTGATTATGCAGGGCATGAAAATAATAAGACCGATTATTGGACATGTAAATGTGCTAAAGATGGAACAATTCGTTTAGTTAATGCCTTTCATTTGCTAGATGGCTCCTCGAAAAATTGTGGATGTGCCTCAATAAATAGATTAGGGGATTTGACCAGAACTCATGGCATGTCTCATACCAGATTAAATGGTATTTGGCAACATATGATGCAGCGTTGCCTTAATCCTAATAATTCAAGATATGAAGATTATGGAGGTTCTGATATAACTGTATGTCCTGAGTGGCAAACATTTGAAGGATTCTACAAAGATGTTGGTGAATCATATAATAAACATGTAATTGAATTTGGTGTAAAAGAGACAACTTTAGATAGATTTCCTAATCAGACAGGTAACTATGAACCTGGAAATGTTAGATGGGCAACCTATAGAGAGCAAGCTCAAAATACAAAAAGTTCTGTAACCTCTGAAAATTATAAACAACATGAGTATTATAGACATAAATTTGAAGCAGATTTGTATCAAGCTATCATAAAAAATAAAACTACTCCTTTTTTTCTTCATTATGTTGGGTTAACTTCTGACGAGTTTAAAAAGTATATTGAGTCTTTATGGCTTCCAGATATGAATTGGGGTAATCGTGGAAGATGTAATAAGAAGAAAAAAGTATGGCAAATAGATCATTGTAAAGCAAAGCATCATTTTGATTTAAGTAAAGAAAAAGATCGTTTAGAATGCTTTAATTATAAGAACTTGCAGCCACTCTGGTGGCAAGATAACAATTATAAAAGATAAGTATAAGGAGTCTCATCATGGATTTGACAAATTTCGCCTCGCTGAATCGAGTTGAAAAAGAGTTTGAAGTAGTAAATGGTTTGAAAATTAAGATGCATACCTTAAGTGTGCTTCAGCAACAGGCAGCTCTTTCCCAATTACCTACTTCCCCATTGGGTCAAGATCCAGCCCTTCGTGCAGTTGTTCTTCAACAGGCATTATTGATCTATGCATTAGATTCTGTTAATGGTGAGAAAATTAGCCTCGAAGATGCTACTAAGTTCATTCAAAATCTTCAGGCCCCTATTTTCAACGAGATTTATAATTGTTATGATGCTATGGCACAAGAACAAGATACAACCTTAACTGAACTAAAAAAAAAGAAAATTTAATCTTCCGTGATCTTTGGATAGTTGCAAAATCCCTCCATGTATCCCCCTTCTCCCAAGAAATTTCTAACCTATCACCTGCACAGTATACATGGATTTTGACCAATCATTTTAAGGATCAAGAGGAAGATTTTGAGTCTACAAAATTGCTTTGTCGTTTCTTAAATCCACAAGCTGCTGAAACAATATTTGACGGTAAGAAAGTTGAAAAGACTGAGAGTACCAAAGACACGATGTTTGAAAATATGGCTCGTGATCTTAAGGGTAAATATACTCCAGAAGAACTGGCCGCTATGATGCATGATCCGAAGCATTATGAGGGTCTTGATAGGATTGAGAAAGCCTAACATTCCTTAACATTCAAAATAGCCCTTGACAATGTTATCTTCTCCTGTTATACTGTAGTATGGAAA